ACATCATTTGTACAATACCAATAAATGTCATTCATAATCAAATCGTATTCGGTATCTTTACAAAATATGTGGTGTGCTTGTTGTAACATATTACTCGGTATGTTATAACCTGCCCAATCGTCCGGATATGTGAACGTTCTTTTTTTCCAAGAGTTTTTATAGAATCTCATGTACTCCATCCATGTAAATGGTTTACCTCTAAATTTTTTGTATGGTGATTCATAGAATTCTTGATAACGACAGAACAACATGGCTCTATCATAATCGTCATCAATGGTCACACAATATATTCTTGGTTTTACTTCTTTAACAACCCCCTTAACTAACGGATGATTGATTTTCATTTGTAATCATTTTATATAATTTATCCGCAACCATTTGGTTTGCCTTTACTCCCATATGTTCATCATTAGACAATCCGTATGTTTCATGTTTAATTAATAACTCCTCATCATCGGCCCATTGACCCATAGGTCTTTCAAATTTATCACTAAACCAAACAAAGTTGTAATTTAATTTAACTTTTTTTCTTTTTAAAAAATAATCTAAATCACCACTATCCATAATGATATGTTCAACATCATTTAACTTTAAAAAAGAAATCAACCCAACTAAATTCGCCATCCACTTGTCTCTTTCAAAATAGTAATCAACAAAACTGTTAAAGTAAGTTGTTGCGTCCTTGTGTATCTTATGTGTATCTTTTTTATTATTACCACAAGCAACATCAGTCTCATCATCGGGAGATAAAATATTACCAACCGTCATATTAATTGTTCTACCTAAATCAATTGAATTTAACTCCTCTCTCCAACCTGGAGGTACCTCTAATATAACTAAAGTCTCTTTTATTGTTGAGTGGTTTTCTAAAAGATAATCGTATGTTTTTCTTAACATACGAGTAACGGACCCGCCAGGTGCTCCCTCGTTTATAATTTCAACGTTTAACTTTTTTGCGAGTATGTTTGGATAAGCAAAATCTAAATGATTATCAATATCAATATTGTGTTGTTCTTTGTAAATTTTCTTAACATCTTTCCATATGAATCCAGCACCAATACATTGACTCCCACCACAAACGTATATTTTTTTTATGTCTCTCATAAACAACTTTTTAAAATCTCCCTACAAAGTTCTTCGGGTATTTTACTTCTTTCGTATGCATTTGCTCGACCTTGTGTTCCTGTTCTACTACCTCTTGGTGCCGCAACATGACAAGGATCTCCATTCTTACACATAGGTTTTGGAACCCATACATCGCTGTTGGTCCATATGTCAGTTGGTTTCATTCGTTCATCTCCGTACTGACAATATGTAACAGAATTCTTTTTCAATCCTTTAACGACATCTAATTTACGAAGAACTCCACGTGGGTTTTCCATAAACCAATATGTTGGTTGAAAGTGATTGATGATTTCCAACGTCTTCCTAACTAACTCAATACCTAATTTTGCGGTTTCTGTTTTAGGTATGTAGGCACCTTTGCCACCAGCCCAATGATGACCAATCGCCGCAACACTGAAACCGGTACACGGTGGTGATGCCCAAATTACATCGGGTTGAAAGGGAACTTTATTCACATCAAAATCTAATATACTAATTGGATAATGAATACCTTCAAATTCAATTAAATCGGATGAGAACACTTCCATTCCTAATTCCTCGGCAATCTTTCCTACTGAACGGCTACCGGCAAATAATTCTAACACTTTCATTAACGTAAGTGTTTAAATTTGTTTGCAAGATTATTAATGAAATTTTCCTCTTCTAATGATAATAAGTCTCTACACTTTGCAAGACGTTCTAGGTTCTCCCAAAATATTTGGTCATTGACATTAGGTCGACAAACACCATGGTTTTTACTTGTTGTTTCTTCCGAAGGTTGGATGTATCCATCTTCTTCTAAGATTTCAACTAACCTTTTCAATTCTGTGTTGCTACAAGATTCGACAAACTCACTTGGGTCGATGTCTATTTCAGTTGTAAATTCTGGCATAATATTTTGTTTTATTGTTTAATAAAAATATACAAAATAAAATTGAGAATAAAAAATTACAAAGAAAAAGATTCTCCACATCCACAGGTGCGGGATGCATTAGGATTAACGAACTGAAACCCCTTTCCGTTTAGACCACCACTATATTCCAATTCGGTTCCATACAAATATAATAGAGATTTGTTATCAACTAATATTTTTACACCTTTATCTTCAGCAAGAGTATCTGATGATTGTTTTTCTGTGTCGAATGAAAGGTCATAAGATAACCCACTACACCCACCACCTTTAACCGCCACTCTAACATATGGCGTTGCAAATCCACTTTCTTCGATTAGTGAATTTAACTTTACCGCTGCCGTTTCTGATACTGTTACCATTAGATATGATTTTCTTCAAAGATTAATTCTTCTAATCCTTGTTTTTGTTTATAATCGTTTATTGCGGATTTAATGGCGTCTTCAGCCAATACCGAGCAATGTATCTTAACTGGTGGTAATGATAGTTCTTCTACCAAATCCATGTTATCAATTGTTAAAGCATCGTCGATACTCTTTCCTTTTAACCATTCTGTGGCAATGGACGATGATGCTATTGCTGAACCACATCCAAAAGTTTTAAATTTAGCATCAACAATGATATTGTCAACTACTTCAATTTGTAGTCTCATGACATCGCCACATTCAGGTGCTCCCACTAATCCCGTACCTACATTAGATTTACTTTTATCCAAAGTACCTACATTTCGTGGGTTATTGAAATGATCTATTACCTTATTTCCGTATGCCATAATATTTGTTTATATGATAAATATCAGTTAATTAGTTCATCCGTAATAATATTATGGTCATTTAAGATTTCGTGTATCTTTTCATACACCAATTCTAAAGCATCATATTTGTCAATTTCTTTACCCTCCATTGACCATTCTAAACCTTTTTTAGTGTTATGTACAATGTCCCATAAAGCCATTGCCATATCTAAAGATTTAACCGCTCTTAGATGTGCCATAACATCATCCGGATCACTCAAATCGTATTCTAACGTTGCTTTCGCCATAAGTCACTTAGTTTTTTAGTTGGTCGTTTAGTTTTTAATTTCCCATCTTGGGTTTCTTCCATTAAAGGTGCTCTCCAAATTTCATAAGTAATCCACAAGAATATTGTAATAAATAATGCTCCTAATATTTTCATGTGCGTATTTTTATTTTGTGAAATATTGTGTTTTCCAAAACTGCCACCATTTCTTTTTTTGAACTGGTTTACATTCTGAAAATGGATTATTTCCAAATGAAACTGAATTTGAGTATTTTGATGTCAACACATTTAAAAACACTTCGTGGTATTTTTTTGGTATCTCGTCAAAATCCGCACTAATGTTAACATTCAAATACTTTGGTCCATCCTCAGTATAAACTATAAATTGTTCATTCATACTAATAATAGTGCTGGCCTTTATGTTTAAGTATTTTGTTCCACCTAAATTTAGATCACCACTAATATGTTTTTTAAATTCTTCATCTGACATATTTTATTCTGTTTCGTGATTTATAAAATTTTCATACTCCAATTGAAGTTCGGGATGTTTTTCGAAGAAATAATCTCTTGTCAATTCATGTCTCCCCAATTCAACCTTAATGATAAATAATTCATCATGTAAACTATCTGATACGTGAGTTAAAGTGTCAATTTTGTTTTTTTGTTCCTTTACAGTTATGATACTATTATTCCACATTACCGTTAACCATAATGATGTTAAAATTGATATTACAAAAGCGGTTTTTAATCTGGTTTCGGTTGTCATTAGACTAAATTTTTAATGTCCAATAATGTCTTTTCAACATCTTGTTCTGATAAATAACCAAGAACATCATCGGTAATTGGTGTGTCGTATGTGATTCCACCGTCTTTACCAAAGACAGCTAATTCATATAATCCCTTTGAACCACCATAAGTATGTGGTCCTTGTACAATACTCGCACCATATCCATTTGAGAATTGAACTATACACTGTTGTCCCATTCCTGCTGGATGTGATTGAAAGTTCAGTTCTTCGAACACTACTGTGTTGAGATTATTTGTTGGTCTTTCTGTTGTTTTCATGTTAAAATATTTCTTCAGCAATACCTAAGACTTCTGCCAGTCCGAACAGTGTTGCTGCAATTTTTACATCACCTTGAAAAAGAAAAAAACAGGCACCAAATCTGATGCCTGATTTTACAATACTTATCCAAAAATGACTATTTGATTTTGATTCTTTAGGTTCCATAATCTAATATAGTTATTTTTTTTGAGATTTCAAAACTTTTTGTGATTCAATATAATTGTCAATGAAGTTGATTCGTTGACCAATCCAATACATTACATTAACGGTCATTGAATTACCAATTGCACCTTTAATGCTTGAATATGATGGTTTCTTACCATCAACTTCAAAGTCTAAATAACCATCAGGAAATCCTTGAAGTCTTTCAAGTTCTCTTTCAGTAAAGACACGAATCGATTCATTGTCAACCCAATAGTTTGATGTTGATACTTTACCAAACCCATCGACTAATGTCCGTGCATATGACTTAGTTACTGTACCTGCGAGTTTAATGTGTCCAAGAATATTTTGGGTGTACTCATCCCTCTTGATTTTATTCTTTTCTTTAACGCTTTCAAAACATCCTTCTTCAAATAATACTGAGAATGGGACTTTCCAATTTTTTCCACGATATCCGACAATGATGATTCTTTTGCGTCGTTGGGGAACTCCGAAGTATTGGCTGTCGAAAACCCGATAAGCGATTGAGTACTCTTCTCCTTGGACGATTCCTTGTTTGTCAAGGTCTTGGACTTGGAAGTTAGTACCTGTGAAAGAGGAGATGATTTCACACAACGCTCTTCTGTGTTTTTTCTTAAAAACGCCTTCGACATTTTCCCAAACGAACCATCTTGGTCGTTTGTCTTTAAGAACTTCTCCATACTTAAGGGAGAGTTGACCACGGATATCATCCATTCCTTTGTTGAGTCCTGCATCGGAAAAAGATTGACAAGGCGTTCCTCCGACCAATACGTCGCAGTTGAGGTTTTTGTAGGTTTCATAATCGTTTAGTTTAGTTAAATCAGAAAATAATGGGACGTTAGGATAGTGATGTGACAATACTTTTTGAGGGAAAGAGGCGTAGTCACATAAACCTACACACTCCCAACCTAATGGTGACCAAGCTACCGTGGCAGCCTCAATCCCACTACATACCGAGAAATACTTCATTTGTTATTTAGTTTAGTAGTTTAAGAACAAGACAAATTTAAAAAGTATTTCTTGAAATGCCAAAAAAAATTAAAATATTTTTTTTAATTGATTATCAATGACTTATAAAGTCGTATTTTTCTTTTTTCCACTCCATATTTGTGTACTTACTAAATCTATCACTTAAGACATCTGTGGCGTTGTTAAATACAGGTAAAACGGCAGTGTTTGCCTTCCCATAGGATTGTACCAATTTACCTTTTCTGTATTGTAAATTAATTCTTTTTCTTTTATGTTGTAAGGCGACAAATATATACAATGATCCGTGTTGAAATTGTTTAGACATACAATTTTTCATATTATATCCTTCTAATCTGAACTCATCCTCATTTACTAAAACCTTAGGTTTAAAAATTTCATTACCTATTTTTATATCCTGTTCAATGTCATTTATAAATTCTACGGGTAAATCATATTTTACTTTATAACCACGTGCGAAATGAAATTTAATCCCCGACCAAGACTCCATATGATTTTCAAACTCACCGTCGGTCTTCGCTTTAAATTTTAAAACAACTCCCTTCGATTCTAATAAATCACGAATGGTAAAAAGTTTATTAAGAGAATATACTAATGAATCTGTCTTAATAGATTCCGTCTCCCAATTGTTAACAATTTTTACCATACAACTTTTTTCTGAATCATTTTTTAATTCGTGTATTTTATTATTTGGTGGTATATCATAACAATGGAGTTCCCAATCAATTTTTTTAAGATATTCAATATGATTTTCACCAAATAATTTGCACAAATAATTTAATGAACTCAAATGTATTGGTCTTTCTAAAGTTTTATTAAGACAACTTATTAAGAATTTTGATTTGATTCCGTATGAATCTAAAATTGACGGTAGAAATTTATTATCATTTTTTAACAACCATTTCTTCTTTGGGTAATCGTTTTGTATATCGAAGTACACATTGTTATGACCCTTAATTCCTTTAACGTTTAAATGAAAATCAACTAACATATCATATAAAAAGTTGACTTGATATTCTCCCTTCAGTATTTTATTTTTGGTGTAGTCGGAATTAAATTTATGTTTTATCTTCTCACATATGGTGTTTAAAATCTGTTCGGTACATCTTGTGTACTTAACACCCCAATAACCGATTCGTTTTTCCCCTCTTTCAAAACCATTTTCCGTTAAATCTAATAGTAACCTAAAATCGTTTTTTTTAATTCTTGTTGAGTTTCTGAACATCTTATCGTCGGTAAGATTTTCATTTATTATCTTATAGGTGACTTGTAAATCACCATTATTAATATCGATATCTAACACATGTTCAAACGTTACGTTTTTGTTTGAACCATATCTTTGATAATTAAAATGATAAAGACTGGTGTAGATTAATTTATTATCATCCCCAAATAATTTTAAATCACAAATTGACTTAGAATTACTTTTGGTTTCTTTTTTTTCTTGGTAGTGTTTAAACAATAAATCCATATAAAAATATATATGGATTCGTTGATATTGTGAAGTTTAAATGGGTAGTAGATACCTATTGACATCTCCCATAACATCCGTTAACATTCTTGGTTCTCTTTGTGTTGATTTAACTTCTACCCCATTTATTTTAATTGGGACTTTTTGTTTACTTATTGAATTTAATAATCCCAATCTGGCGTGACTCTTTGTTTTCTTTGTTAACTCAATAACTGCCATTGCCATATCTTCTGGTGGTTGATTATTACAAAAATGTCTTGATTGTATTAGTGAACCAGTTTGACAATCGAATTCACATGTAACCCTATCCGACTTATCTTCGGTTCTAATTGATATGATAATTGACTTATCTTTATCAGAATACGAGGCAACACAATGATGCATAAAACTCCCTTCTTCACTATAGTCTTCTTCTCGTTTTAAAATGTAAGGATAAAATGTTATATCTCCGTGGTTCCCATCACCCAAATCAATTTTTAAATCTATCGGTTTTTCAATATCATTAACCATCTTATCTGAAAAAACATATTCAATAACATAACCCTTTTTAATCATCGATATCATTTTAGATAACTCACTATGTTCACTTCTAAAATCATCATATGTTTTTGCTTTCATATGTAAATCAGGTATAAATTCACGTAACTTATCAATCATCTTGAAGTGATCTTCTAAATCATTTAAAAAATTATAATTAACTAAGGTTTCTGTTTTACCTAATAACCTTTGGAACCCTCTAACCGAAACATCTAAATTATTTATAATTTTAACAATATTTTCTTTTTCGGAATTTAATATATTGAACTTACTTTTTTTTAATTCTTCAGCAAATTTAAAATTGGGATAACCATAATTAATTGAGCTTTCATAGGTTGAATTTTTAAAATGTTCTAAATTAATACTACCAACGTACTTAGAGTGATTGTCACCAAATAAATAACACAATCTAGCCAATGAGTGTATGTCTAATTTTTTACTTTCGTGCATTATTTTAATTGTGATTTTAGATTTGATTTGAAACATATCTAAAATTGATGCAATTAGTTTTCTTTCATTTTTCTTTAAAAACTTTTCTGTTGGGTAGTATTTTTTAATCCAATAATCATAATCATTCGAAACTTTTATTTTCTTTAGTTCAACAAAACGTTGTAACATTAATTGTACGAACCATGTACCATTAAAACTAAAATTCTGATTTAGGTTGAGGACCTTATCTATTACAGAAATAAAATCCGCATTATTAAATGTCTCATTATATTCATTTAATAGAACCGAATCGTCACTCAATGATTTTCTCATACTTAAAATTCCACCGTCTTTGAATTGAGTTTCAAAAAAATTAAAGTTATTTATTCTAAATGTCTTGGTTGTTTTCCTCCCACTTTTATTCATACTAAGTGTGGTAAAGTTACCATTATTCGTATTGAACGTTACTGACTCCACACTTGTCGATTTCCTAAAGTAAATGTTATTAAATGCTCTGTGACTATTGTGACGATAAACTTTAATTGTTACTTTATCTCCGTGTCTCCTGATAGAACGTTCAATAGTATTAACAGTAATTTCACTAAACGGATTACCATAGTGCTTTTTAATGTGTCTATCGTCCCTGGTTTCGAAATTTCTAATTGCGTAGTTTATTATGGAACGTTCGTTTACACCGGGTTTACCGTAGAAAAATTTTGTTTTTCTTTTCCCCACCTTTTCGGGGAATTCCGTTGTTCTACCGACCGTTGGTCTCCTTAAATCATCTATAGTGAACTTCATGAGTCTCACGGTACTTTCAAACACATCATCATCACCATCAAGTGAGTCTAAATCAACCCCCATCGAACCTAATGATTTTTCCTTATCGATTAGCTTACAATAATCCTTGAAAACCGTTATTGTTGCGTAGGTGAATTTTTGGGTTATAATCTCCTCCATTTTCGTAAGTTTAGTGTACAAATATACAAAAAATATTTAAGAAATACTTATTGATACTAAATTATTAAAATTATGGCAAAAGCAAAGGGAAGTTCTTCAGCAATGAAGGTATCATTTGGTAAAAAAACAACGGGTAAAGCTCGTAAATCTTACGGTCCTAAAGACCAAAAACCAAAGAAATACAAGGGACAGGGACGTTAATTACTTAACGTGGCCTTTATTGGTGGATGTGATTCGTACCCTTCAATTATGAATTGATGTGGTTGTGCTCCTTTTATAAAATCATCAAACGTATCTCTATGATGTTCAAATTGTGCCAATACTAATGGGCTAAAGTTTAGTGTAGGTAAGTTTTTGTATGGTTCCCTATCAATTTGTTCTTTGGCTTGTTCTATATGATTAGAATAGAGATGGACATCCCCTAAGTTACCAATTAGGTCTTCTGGCATCATGTTAACTTCATTGGCAAGTATCTCTAACAATAAACCATATGATGCTATGTTGAATGGTAAACCTAAGAACGTGTCGACAGATCTTTGATTCCACATCAATGATATTGCTCGTTTAGGTATCTTATAGGATTCTAATTCTTCACTTAATCCACCACCAAATGGGACTATATCATCAACCATTGATTTAAATCTTTCTTCGCCAACCTTATTCTTTAATAAGTCCCACATCTCTTCTGCTGATAGTTTTCTTGTGTACACTTGGAATCCATAATGACATGGAGGTAAAACCATTTGGTCTAACTCACCCACATTCCAAGCACTTACAATTAATCGTCTTGAGTCTGGATTTGTTTTAAGTTCGTTGATTAGATTTTGGATTTGGTCTATACTCGTTTCATATACTCCAGGTTCAACAATCTTTTCGTCTCGTGTAGTTTTTCTAACCCATTTTCTCCATTGTTTACCATAAATGGGGCCGAGGTCACCCCACTCTTTTGCAAACTCATCATCAGTTTTAATTTTGTTGATGAATTTATCTTTATCTATTGGATAATAAGAAGGTGGTAGGGTTATATCAGATTTAAAAATATCTTCATTTGTTTTATTTACATAATTCTTATAAGCATCACCATCCCAAATATGACAATCATTATCAACTAAGAATTTGATATTAGTATCACCTCTTAAAAACCATAACAACTCAGTCACCATAGTTTTCCAAGCCATCTTCTTTGTGGTTAGTAATGGAAACCCTTGTGACATCTTATGTTTAATTTGTCTACCAAATACTGAAATGGTTCCAGTACCTGTTCTGTCCGTTTTTACGACTCCATTATCTAAAATATCTTGTAATAAATCCTGATATCTTTTATCTAATCTATTCATGTTTACCATTTTGGCGTCTCCAACCTTTTTATATTATCTTGTTCGTCTTGTCTATTAAAAATTTCTTTATGAGATAAAATTCTGTGAAACTCTCTATATGATTGTGGTTGATAAATTTTTAAATGATTAATCCCATATTCATACTCAAATAAAATTTCAGAATATCTTTTTTCTTTAGAGTCAAATCCATCTGATTGCATTTTTAAATCCATTTGTAATTCAATAATTACGTTTTGTAATGAATCCTCCTTACAGATTGTTGTTGACACAACGGGTGTGGGTTTATCATTAAAATACGTTAATGAAACAAACACACCGATGAGTGCCCCAATTATTAATCCAATTATTAATACACCTCCATTATTATTTTCCATATCCTTGTTGTATTTGTATTCCTATCATATACGTTAACCATCTAATTGTTAATCCCCAAGATGGTGATGTTACACCTGTCTCAAGAAACTCCGTTTTATTATAAAAGAAAACAATTGTTGGAATTAAAAACCAATGATGTTTTTTCTTGTAAATAAAAAAGTCTTTGTAATATTTCTTTTTCATTTTATTTATTTTTTTATAATATAACAACCTGGTGGTAAACCCGAGTCATCATTTGTATACCTTAAATTAATATCTAATTGTTGATTGGTTACGGGATGGTTTAAGAATTCAGGTATATCTCTTTGTTTAAAAAATACTCTAATCGCATCTAAGGATTCATATAGACCAGAATCATCAAATATAATATATCCACCTGGTTGTACCTTATCATATAATTCTTCTAAAGTTTCTAGTGTGGCGGAAAAAGCATCCACATCTATTCTTAATAATGATACTTTTTCTATTCCAGATGTTGGTAGAGTATCTTTTACAAATCCTTTTAAAAATTTAATTCGTTTGTCATCACCTAATCCATATGATTTAAAGTGTGATTGGACTTCTTCTAAACTAATGGCTATCGGACCAACAGAATTGTGTGTGTAATGATTTGTGTGTCTTTCCCTGTCATAACTATGTTTAGCAATTTCAATAGGTTGGAACCCTTCATATGAATCACATACCCAAATATTTTTATCCTGAAAAACATAACTTAAAAATATTGAAAATCCACCCCTCCAAACACCACACTCTACTATATCTCCATCTACTTTGGATATTTCAGAATGATGGTTGAATATCGTTTTAAATTCATCGGGGCGAACCATCGTAATTTTATTATCAATTAGATGTTGAACTAAGTCGTCGTAACTTGTAATTGTATCCATCTTATTTATTCTTTTTAGGTTTTCTAATGTAATCCAATACAATGTTAAATGACCCTAAACTGATTGCTCCCCAACCAAAATACTTTACCAATTCGGGGTCGGCTCCTTTAAGACCGTACCTCTGAACTAATATCCCCGTTAGTATCATCATTATGTATACTATCTCCCTGATTTTTATTTGCATAATCTTTTAATTTTTTTAAACATTTATAAATAAAATACGTTTCTTGCACCGAATATAAATTATTATGGTGACCATATTCAATAGCCTTTTCAATAATTGATAGTGCGTTTTTTTCGTTGATGTCTTTAACAAATTCATCAAACTCATTTTCTGTGTCGAATTCAATCAATCCCCCAAATATATTTTCCATAATTCAAATATACTAATTTTATTCTAAAAAACCAAATAATTATAGATATGTCAGTACACATTAACAACCAAACATTTGAAGCCGAATACCTAAAAACGCCAGAAGACATTCGTAGAGGTATGATGGGTAGAGATTCTTTAACCGGTTGTATGGTTTTCAATATGGGTAAAGGTCATCATTCATTTTGGATGAAGAATTGTTTAATACCTCTTGACATTATCTTTGTTCTAAACAATCGTATTAGTCGAATACACACAAACTGTGAAGCTCCTGACAGTCATTGGACCAACCCACCAAGATACACCGGTATTGGGGACCATGTGATTGAATTTCCAGCAGGTACTGCAGGCAATTGGAAGGTCGGTGACAAAGTTGCTATGTATTTAGGAACTCCATTGAATCCTGTTCGATAACAACTTCAACGGGATTATCATACTTCACTCTTGGTTTTACTTTCTCAAACACCCAAAAATAAGAATGGTACTTACGGGCATGTTCTTGTTTTGTCCACTTAGTACCAAAACTATTGATACGAACGTTAGATGTTAAGATGAACAAGTCTCTTGGGTAAAATCCGAATTCCTGTGCCATATTCATAACCATAACATGGGAAAAGTGATTCTTTCCACCGGATACCGTATCTTGACATTTAAAGACTACATATCCACCTTTCTCACAGATTCGATATAACTCCTTCAAAGTGTTATAATAATGGTTTTTTAGGTGGTTATACGTCTCATAACCCTCAAATCTCTTGGCAATAATTGAGCTACCTTCTTTGTTACCTTTATATGATTTACCCGCAATGACAAATGGGGGATCAAACATGATACTTTTCATCGACCCATCCGCAAATGGTAACTTTTCTGAACTTGCCTCAACAACCGTATCATTAACGGGGTAGATGTCAGATTTATTAACGGGTGAGGGTAGGTCCTTCCAAAAATTTCCTTTTGAGTATGTACAATCTAAATCGAATCTTTCGATGTTATAGAGGAACATAATGTTCTTAATTGCTTCGTAGTTACTGTTGTAAACACTTTTTACTGGTTTGAAATCTGGTTCCATTTGTTTAAATTATCTTTGTTGTTATTGTTATTAGTTCTTTTAATTGTGGGTATATATAATCGTTAAAAATTATTTTGTGGGCATCACTATCGTAATGACTATCATTTGGGATTGGTGGGATTTTATTTTTTTCAACAAAGTCCAAAACATAACCCTCAAGTATAATCATTTTTTCTATTATGTGTTGATAACCAACTGATTGTGCCAATTCTCTAACATCAACAAACCAACTAAAAAAGATTATTTTTTTATTGTAGTGATTTGCTAAATGTTGAATTGACATCAGTGTGTGTAAAAATTTATATTTGGTGTTATAATCGGAAACGTAAATGTGGTTCGTAAATAATTTATCAAATTTAACGTCAATATTTGTCCTTTTTTTTAATCTTTCGTCATTTTTATTACCGACAGCGGTGTAGTATTTAACTCCGTTGAAAAACGTTGGGTTATCCAACACACAATCGGTTTTTTCATGACTATTGTTAAAATCTTCCATTCCAAAAACAAAGCGAGATGGTTCCGTAAGTTGTAAAACAAAAAAATCTAAGTCGGGATTCTCGTCAAAAATGTACTTAATTTTTTCAACATTCGCCTCATTACCCCCTCCCGAGGTTGATGATTTGATTATTTTCGCAGAATATCTCTGACCCATAAATTTGTGCCACGGATAACCATAACCCGTCGATGAATGTGAACATCCTCCTACACCTATTTTCATGTTAATTCTTGATTTTTTATTTATAATAGTTTATACTTTTAGAAATATAAGAAATAAAAAACAATAAACCAAAATATTTATAAAAAAACATTAATATCATGGCATGTGGATGTAAAAAGAAGTCTAACGAAACGACTCAACAAACAGCAACAATAAGAATGACCGAGAATTCGTCAACAAGTAACCCACAAACGGTTACCGTTCAAGAACAACAAGTTCAAGCAATTGTGGATAGAATTAAAGAAATGACTAATCAACAACCAGAACAATAATATCGTTTATTAAAACGATTTCGTGAAATATCGTCTTATTTGACGATATTTTTTAATCCCTATAATATATAAAAATATATATACTAATATGAAAGCAGAAATAAAATTAACAAGTGTAAACATTTTAGATGATGTTTATAAAAAATTTAAAATAAATTCAATTGAATGCTCACTTAACTTACAAAAATTGGTTAATCGTTCTTTAGATTTATATAATAAAGACGAAAAATTCAGGGAGGCAATAAACAACCACAATGGTTTAGCCGCAAGCGGTTCAAAGTTTTAATCTATGAAGAAAAAGATACTACTACTATCTGATGATTTAAGGATGACCTCGGGTATTTCAACCATGTCCAAAGAAATAGTGATGGGTACAGTTGACAAATTTGATTGGGTTCAATTGGGTGCGGCAATTAGACATCCTGAATTAGGTAAGATAATCGACATGAATGAGGATATTAGAAAAAGAACTGGTGTTCAAGATGCCAATGTCAAAATAATACCTTCGAATGGTTACGGTGATATACATGTTATTCGTAAATTAATAAAGGAAGAAAAACCAGATGCTATTTTACATTTTACTGATCCACATTATTGGCAATGGTTGTACGATAATGAACATGAGATTAGACAACAGGTTCCTATTTTATATTATCACATTTGGGATAACATACCGGACCCAAAATATAATAGGGATTACTACGAAAGTTGTGATTGGATTGGTGCCATATCAAAACTAACATATGGTATTGTTAATCGTGTTAGTAAGCTAAACGACAAGGTAACATACAAACCATTGGAAGATTGGCAAATTAGTTATGTACCTCATGGAATAAATTCAGAAGTATTCAAACCATTGGAAAGTAGTTCGGTTGATGTTGTTAATATGATTCATGGTAATAAAAAATACGACTTTGTTTTATTTTATAACAGTCGCAACATAAGAAGAAAATTAACAAGTGATGTTATTCTATCTTACAAGTTATTTTGTGATAAGTTACCAAAGGAAGTATCGGAAAAATGTTTACTCTTAATGCACACTTCTCCTGTTGATGAAAATGGTACTAATTTATATTCTGTAATAGAAGAACTATGTGTTGATTACGATGTGAAATTTACTGAGAGTAAATTTAATCAAGACATATTGAATGAAATATATAATGTTGTTGATTGTACAATTAACATTTCAAGTAATGAAGGATTTGGTTTATCCCCCGCAGAATCTTTAATGTCGGGTACCCCAATCATTGTTAGCGTAACCGGTGGATTACAAGACCAGTGTGGTTTTGAATATAGTTCAGATGATTATATTAAGATTGGTTCTATGCATCAATCAAAAGATGGAGTGTCAGGTGATTGGGTTGTACCTATTTGGCCTTCGGCAATTAATCTAAACGGTTCAGTATTAACCCCATATATTTTTGAAGATAGAGTTAACGATAATGAAGTTGCTGATGCCATTATGACAGTATACAATTGGGGTCGTGAGGAGAGAAAAGAAAGAGGAATGAAAGGAAGAGAATTTATGATTAATAATTTATCTGATAAGATAATGTGTTCCAAGATGGTGGAAGGAATAGAAACCGCAATAAAAAACTTCACTCCAAGGGAGAGATTTAATTTATATAAAATAGTATGATGAAACCAGTGTTATTATTTAGAGGACCAGTTAAAACAAGAAGTGGTTATGGTTCACATTCAAGAGATTTATTACAATCATTGTTTGAAATGAACTTATTCGATATTAAAATAGATAGTTGTCCTTGGGGAAATACCCCATCGACAGCATTAAATGAAGATAATGAATTTCATAAATGGATTAACAATAATATCGTAACACATATTGATTCTAATCCGGACATTTATGTACAAGTCACTGTTCCAAATGAATTCCAAAGAGTTGGTAGGTTTAATATAGGTATAACTGCCGGTATAGAAACAACAGTTGCACCTAAAGAATGGGTTGATGGTTGTAATAAGATGGACTTAGTAATTACTACTTCTAAGTTTTCTAGAGATGTTCTTTTATCCACAGTTTATAACGAAAACGATAAGACAACGGGTAAATTAGTTTCTCAACATAGAATTATTAAACCAATCGAAGTGTTGTTTGAAGGTGCTGATACTTCAATATATAACAATAAATTTAATGGTTTAAATTTTGATATTAAGGAAGATTTTGCTTATCTTTTTGTTGGGCATTGGTTGAAAGGTGATTTAGGTCAGGATAGAAAAGATGTCGGCATGTTAATAAAATGTTTTTGTGAATCATTCAAAGACGAAGAAGACAAACCGGCGTTGGTACTTAAAACATCTTCGGCAACATTCTCAGTAAAAGAAAGAGAAAATTTCAGAAAGAAGATTGAGAACCATGTTAGTGGTTATAAAAATCCTCCTTCAATATATCTTTTATTTGGTGAATTAACAGATAAAGAAATGAACGAATTGTATAATCATCCGAAAGTTAAGTCAATGGTGTCAATCACTAAAGGTGAAGGATTTGGTAGACCGTTACTTGAGTTTACAATGACGGGTAAACCTGTGATTGCTTCCAATTGGTCTGGTCATAAAGATTTTTTACCTATGGATAAATCTGTAATGATTGGTGGTACGTTGACTGATGTTCATGATAGTGCGGTTGACTCATTCATTATCAAAGGTTCCAAATGGTTTACTGCGAATTATAATGAACTTATACAAGTATTAAAGTTAGTTAAAAAGGATTATAATAATTTTCTCAATCGATCTGAAAAATTAAGAGAAGAGAATGTTAATAACTTCTCATTAGAAAAAATGAAGATTAAGTTTGAGAATATTTTAACTCCGTTTATTAATCAACCTAAAGAACATAAATTGATTTTACCTAAATTAGATAAAATTAGTTAACAATGAACTTCAAACTATTAAGAGGGAAAGAGGAATATAGTTTCTTACAATTGGAACCAACTCAATTGTTAACGATAACTCGACCAACATTTACTCCATCAAACGTTGAGTTTTGTTTTCAGTTCGAGAACAACGAACCTGTTGTATTTGGGAGTGGTCCAAATGAATGTTCAATTCGTTTGGCTCCGAGTCCTGACGGTAATAT